TGATGGGAGTGATGCTTTGCGTAGTTGTAGGAGCAACCTCGATGGCATACGTAGAAACACTCTACATGAAAGCCCAATTGAAGCGGGAAATGAAAGAATTGCGTAAGTTAAAAGAAGAACTGAGAGAGAAGAAATGAAGTATTTATTGGTGCTTATGCTTTTAGTCGGCTGTTCCGATTCTTACAGGTATTTTTGCCAGAATCCCAAGAACTTTTCTGCCAAAAGATGCCAAAGACCTGATTGCCAATTCACCCAAGATTGTCCTGATTACCTTGTAGCCCCTATTCTTGAAAAACAAGTCACCCCACCAGTTCAACCTGCCTCAGATGGGAAGTAAGATGAAACTAGAGAATCACCCCGTACATGACCAAGTTTTACTCGTTGAGTCCTATGTTTGGGCAGTTGTTGTCCTACTCGTAACTTGCATCTTGACGGGAATTGTCTTCTTCATGCTGTATAGCGTGACATTTGTGACACAACCCATCAAGAGCATTGCACCGATAGATCAAGGCTACCTAAAGATGCTAAACGACATTGTTTTGCTGATTGTTGGTGGAATTGGTGGGGTTATGTCTAGGAAGGGTGTCCAAGCAGTATCAGACAAGATTTCAAGCCCTCCTAGTACCCCTACAACGCCTACAAACCCTGTTTCTACCCCTACAACAACACCACCACCCAATCCTAGTGGTTTATCGACTTGGACTGCCCCTTCTGGTGCTATGCCGACATGGGTAAATCCTCCTTTAGACGAGGAATGGAGAGCACCACCACCACCTAGCACCCCACCTGACTATATTGACCCTGAGAAAGAGAAAATAGCCAATGAGAGGGCTTTAGCGAGGGCTGAACAATGATTCCAAATCCTTGGGTAATTTTGGGTGTTTTACTTGCTTTGGTTGGTTTCTATGGCTATGGACACCATAGAGGGTGGGATGATAGGGATATTGAGATGCAAGCGGAGATTGCGGTCAAGAATGAGGAAGCAAGGGTAAAGGAACAGGAACTTGCTAAACAGTTAAATGAACAGTCATCTAAACTTTTGGAGGCAAATAATGTCATCAATGAAAAACAGTCTTCTCTTGATCGGGCTATTCGTGCTGGTAGGGTGCGCCTCCCGACCCCAAGTTGCCCACAAACCAATGCAAGTGCCACCCCTTCCAGCGGAGATAGCGCAAAAGCGGGAAGCGAATCTGACACAGAGACTCTCCGACTTATTGCTCAAATCGTCGCAGACGGAGACAAAGCCATCAACCAACTCAACGCCTGTATCGATGCCTACCAAGCAGTAATGGAGAAGAATAATGGCACTAACCGCTGAAAAACTACAAAAACTCCATATTGGTGCTGAGTGGGCAGATGTCTTAAATGAGACTTTTTCTCGTTTTGACATTACCTCTAACAACCAACAAGCGATGTTTATTGGTCAATGTTCGCATGAAAGTGGCAACTTTAAACTTTTATCTGAAAATTTGAACTACAAAGCGGCAACGCTGATGAAACTTTGGCCTAAACGCTTTCCTACCCTAGAAGTTGCCAACCAGTACGCAGGTAATGCTCGTGCTATTGCCAACAAGGTTTACGCAGATCGTATGGGGAATCGAGATGAAGCATCTGGTGACGGGTATCGGTTCAGGGGAAAAGGTCTGGTTCAACTCACAGGATATTCAAATCATTTCCATGCAGGGAAAGCATTGGGCGTTGATTTTGTTATGCAACCTGACCTTGTTGCAACCCCTAAATATGCCGCCCTCACAGCAGGATGGTTTTGGTCAACCCACAAATGCAATCCACCAGCGGATGCCCTTGACTACGTTAAAGTCACCAAGATAATAAATGGTGGAACTATTGGATTGGATGACCGCATCAAGCACGTTCAGATGGCTTTGGCAGTCCTTGCCTAGTCACTACTCATGTAGAGGATAGCAAGGATTATCCCTATCCCTACTATAAAGCCAAGGAAAAGAAGAGCAAAGAGGATTAGGATGCCCTCTATCATGCTTATTTCACCCTATCCTTGATTACCTCTTCCAAGGACTTGAAGAGTGTAAATATGGCACTTAGGAAGGCAGGAGCAATCATTCCTGCTACAAAGATTAGGACTTCAGACATGGTAATTCCTTTCAAAAGGTATCAATTCGGACTGTCTAACTGAATAATACTCCCCATTGCCCACATCAAACAAGTTTTCTTCAATCAGGAAATCCTTGCTATTTATCCACCCAATGATGCGAACACAAGTGTTGTGTATTTCAGTCAAAACAAACGCATCAACTGGTTTCTTTCCTGACCAAACAACGGCATTTAGGTTTCCACCTACCTTACTGGTGCATTTAACATCAATTGTCTTGCCTTTTCTTGTAACTAAGTCAGCCCCAAACTTTCTGTAATTGCAATTTAGGTCAAACGGCAATTGGAGAAACTTGGCTACCGCATACTCTGTAATCACCCCATTTATGGATATTTGCACTCCATCAAGGGATTGATCTTGCTTTCTGTCGTTTGCGTGTTGGCTCGTTACATGGTTTCGTAACTTTCCAATGTAGTTACAAACCATGATTTCTGTCTCAGAAAGCGGAACTTCGATGTATTCTTGGTTGTATTTATCACGCATATTAAAGGGTGGGAGTACTCGCTACACGCCATTTGGGAGTCCAAACCTGTTGTGACGCATCCGCTTTCCCCCCGTTGTTCTGTGTCGTCTCTCCGACTGTCACCGCCTTAGTATATTAAGACTGCGGTTGCCTTTCAAAGGACTAGTACAGCCCTTAGTCTTTCATGGGGGAGACTGTACTGACACATATACAAGATGCAAATGAAACCCCCATCAAAAAGGAAAATCGCTCTCTTCTAAGTTCTTTGGAACTGGTTTGCTTGCTGGTGGTTGTGCATCTTTCGGAGAGACTGCCAAACCAAGGAATTTGCCGTTTTTGCCTTCCTTAACCCATGCCGACAGCCAATATTCTGTGCCTTCTACCATGATATTTCCCTTGTAATTGGGCGCACGATCATTGTCTTTTTTGTCATTGGCAAAAAGCACACCACTATTGTCACGTTTATCCATATTAACCTTTCAAATCATTTAACTTATTAACTTTATCATCCACTTCCGCTAAGAACTGAATGACCTCTCCTTCTAGTTCAGCAAGATACTTGTCATCTCTGGGTATCCGCTTGATGAACAATTGAAGTCCCTCTGGCATCCGTGGGTCAAAACTCACGAAATCGCACCAACTACGACCTGTGCAAGCCATCTGCCATTGCATCTGATCATAGTATTTCTTTGCTATCTCACCACCCAATAATGTCTCAATATGGGTGGCAGTATTAGGGCATTTAATCTCCAAGCAACCATCGTCGCCTATCAGTCCGTCAGGACTAGCGGCAGACATTGCAATCCTTGGATGATCAATAGCACCTACTTCTGTCACCAATAGGTTCATCTTGGTTTCGTATGCACCTCTAGCAAATGGTTCGTTTTCTGTTCCCCATTCCATTGCCGCATTGGTATAGGACTCTGCCACTTGGTTTGTCATGCGCTCTACAACCAGTTGCGCCATGTAGTTAGCACGACTTGTTGAATAACCTGACTTTGTTTTGGCAACAATGTCTGATATGCGTGATGCCGTAGCCTTTCCGATTCTTTGGCGATGCCATTCTTCACTACCTTGAATAATCTCTTCACTCATTTCAACCTCTCTTCCATCATTGCATCGGCAATCTTGTAAGAACGAGAAATGAACTCTTGCATTGAATCGTTGACTTCTGATGCCAATAAGCCTTGTAGTGCTTTGGCGGCAAAGTAATCACGAATTGTTAACCCTTGATACTTCTCAATGGTGAAGTTGTTTGGGAAGGCTGGAATGTTCTTCATTTCAACTCCTTCTTTTTAGCGTCCTTGGCGGCAATCATCTTTGTCTGCCATGCTTTGTTGCCTTGGCAAGCGGCAAACGCTTCGATGTAGATGTCTTTAAGTTGATCAAGGGATGAAGTAACTTCAATCGCAGACAAGTAGTCCAACATCATGCCTTCGTCCACAGATGACTCATCTTCGCCTTCAGGTAAGTCTTCACCAGCGTAGATATATAGCCCAAGACCATGCAAGGACAAAGCCTTGGTCATACAACGCATGATGGCAGTATTGACTGCAAATGCGTCTGGATTGGGGATTGCTTTGTTGCGGTAGTCCATCACGGGCAATTGGCAAGTCATTGGTTTGCCAAACATGGTGACTGTTACAAACACCATTGCTGTGCCGTTGATGTCTACAAAGGGCTTTCCTTCAAACATCTCTATTTTGTATGTGGCTTCAGGATCGGCTTTTAGTGCCTCTGCCCATGCCCACGCCCATGAAAGATATGTAAGCCCATTCTTCTTCTCTGTATGCTCGTTGACATTTGTCTTGAGCATCGATAACACTTGTTCACTATTCATAATTAACTCCTATTTTGTTGACTCTGTTTAACTTGCTGTTCACCTATCCAATGTGCCAACATAACTAGATCATTGTTGATTCTGTTTATGTCTAACACAAACCCATCATAACTCTTGTTCATGCACTTTTTATCTAGGGATTTCACCGATTGTTCTATCCGCATCAATATGGTTGAGTAGTCGTTCATAAATAGTTCCAAATGACGTAAGCAATCATGCTGATCGTTGCAATCAAGCCCAATAGAACTGAAACATCCCCAATATGAGGTGCTGAGTAATACGGCCCTTCAAACACGCCTTCGTTGACGTATTGCTTAGGAAAGGCTGTCTCTAGTGTGCGAGGGAACATTCTTGTTGTCCCCATGAGTTCGTTATCCATTCCATACCTCCTGTGCTATTTCTTGTCTGCAATCTGCGTCCAAGTATTTAAATTCAACAAAGTGATTTTCGTGGCAACAAACCATCTTCCCACCCTGTGGTTCAAGGCAGTAACAGCAAAAGTAGACATTCCACAAATCATCATAGATGTCTTGTAGTTCATTCTTGAGTTTCATTTCTTGCCCTCCAGCAATGCAATGCGTTTCTCTAACTTCTGAACGATTGCTTCGAGGTCTTTGATTCGGTCTAGCAACATATCTTTATATGTGTAGTCCATCTTGCGATATGGGGCTGTAATGCCCACGATAGGTCTATCCATAATTCACTCCTATTAAAAAATTAACGCTTCATTGCTCTCACAAATGTAGCAAAACTGCTTGCTGTGTCCCCAAAGGGTAACTTAGCCAACTCGCTTGCCACTTCTTCCAAAACATCATTTCTGATTATTTCTGGATCGATTGCTCTAAGGTTCTCAGTCAAATCTCTGACCAATTCCCTATGAGCCGTTCCGTCCGTGACACCCGTGGCGACTTTTCTTTGTTCAGCAAGGTAACTGGACTTTTTTAAGTGTTCAGTCACATTAAACTCCAAGTCATCAAAGGCATCATCAAGTTTTGTCATTCACGCACCCTTATTGTGTCAACAAGATTCTGTGCCAAATGGTGATCTTTGACCATGTTGTAGATCAAAGAGCAAACCACATCACGCTCATGTTCAGCCCCTAAATCATAAGCATTACCCATTCCTGATACAACCTGTTCGTCACAAGCCGCCATGCGTAAGTGCTGAATCATTTCTGATTTAGTCATACATATACTCTTCCCATTCTTTTTTCCATTTGGTTGTTATGTCTCGCATTTCGTCCATCGCTTTGTTCTCGCAATAGTTGTATTGCTTGCGGTTAATGTCGTAGGTTATGTGCTTGTCGTTCTCAGCATCGAACACGGCAAAGTCAATCTCATAATCGTCTGCGTGGTCAGGATCGAGTTCCTCGCCAGGCGTGAGGATGTCAAAGCACACTAGGCACTCTCCAATGTCGTCCAAATAGACGAAGATTTCATGTTTAAAGTCACTTGGTTTTACCGACATATCAACTCCTTTTAAATGTTGGTGAGCAGATTATTGAGGCTTTTTAGGGGCTTGAAAACTAGGATAAACCCTATGTTGACAAACTATTTTTAAGGGTAGGATTGTTGGTCAAAGGAGTAATTGACATGACAAAGGAAGAACTGCTTGACCAATTTGCTACTCAAGCCATGATTGCGATATTAACAGTAGAACCTTTACGAGATCGATCAATCATTGCACAAACAGCCTATCGCATGGCTCAGGATATGCTTGAAGTCCGCTACCGAATCCACCGAGAATGGGCAGAAGAGGAAAAACGTCAAGAGCGTTATAAAACCGCAGATTTAGAAGAACTTAACTTACCAATTAGATATTTTAGATGCTTACAGGCAGAAAATATCTTAAGCAAAGAAGAATTGTGCGCTTGGACAGAGCGAGACTTGAGGCGAATTCCGAATTTAGGCATGAAGGGAATCCAGTTTATCAAACAAGCGTTGGCAATGTCTGGCTTAAAGTTGAAAGAACAAAACTAATGGCAAAAATCAATTTAACTCCACATCAGGCTTTTATGCTAAAGATGTTTGACGATGGTTGGGGATTCAAGATGTATAAGGCAAAGAATGGCTCTTGGTGTACTTTTTGGTCTTTAAGAAGAAAAGGCTTGCTTGGGGCAGGGGAAACAAAGAAAACAAGTACAAATCTAATTGCAATCAACCGACTAACCCCTTTAGGGAAAAAAGCACTAGAACAATGGAAAGAAAAAAATGGAACTTAAATTTGCTCACAAAAACATCTTAAAAAGGCTAGAACACTCGTCTTGTTCTGTCAAAGATTTCACCCATTCTACATTAGCCGTAGGAAACCAAGGTTTTCATTATGAAAGATATTTTAATGATTTAGAACGCATGGGTTATGTTGTTTTGATTGGTGATTATTACCACATAACAGGCTTTGGGGTGGCTAAGTTGGCAGAGAAAAAAGTGGTGGTTAAGGCTACCAAAATGACTACTGGAACGACCACAGAAATCTACGATGGGGCTGATTTGAGAATGAATTGCCATAGGCAAGGGGCATACGACTTTCTCAAATACCCTAGTAGATTAGGCGAGAATTTTGTTTTGCCAAGGGCATCTTTATAATAAAAACAAACACGGCTAGGGTAGCCCCCGAAAAGACGACTCTGATACCGTCCTGCCGACATTGTTTTAGTATCAGCAACCGATATCAGTAAGGTTACAAAAGTGGCAACACTAACTCTCAAAAAGCCCAAGCCTACGCTTGCGAGCGAAAAACCAATCAACAATCTTGTCGGGAAATTTGCTGTGATGCGCCATGCAAGGAGCAGTCATAGCATCCGATTTACTTGTGTTCACGACACATACGAACTAGCGGAAAAAGAGGCTAAACGCCTTTTCCAAGACGCTGAAACAGAGCGTTTTTTAATTGTTTATGTAACTGGTGGTGTCGAATAATGCACTACTACAAAAAAAACATAGGCGATTACGCCAAAAAGACAGGTCGTTTGACCATGCTTCAGCACGGAGCGTACACGCTTTTGATCGATTCGTGCTATGACAGAGAAACATTCCCAACCATAGATGAAGCCATCGAATGGACATGGGCATCCAGCACAGAGGAAATTGAGGCAGTTAAGTTCGTCCTCAAGAAGTTTTTTGTTTTCCAAAATGGTCTTTATGTGCAAAACAGAATTCGTGAAGAACTAGATAATTACCACAACAATGCAGAGACAAACAAACGAATCGCTATTGAAAGGGAAGCGAAGCGTAGGGAAAAACGCACGAAGCGTGAACAGTTCGTTAACGAACCTCCACCTAACCAAGAACCACTAACCATTAACCAAGAACCAAATATATCTATATGTCCACCTAGCGGTGAACCTGAGTTAGGCAATGGTTTACCAAGGTGTAATCACCAAGCAGTCATAGACCTTTATCACCAACACTTACCTACCCTTAGACGGGTAGAGGTGTGGAACGATGCTAGGAAGGGCTATCTTAGGCAAAGATGGAGAGATATAGCCTTGGAGTTATCTGCTGAAAAACAAGTCACAGAAGAGGTCATGTTTGACTATTGGGCTAGGTTGTTTGGTTATGTGGGTGAATCCAAGTTCTTGATGGGCAAAGTAAACGACAAGTCTGGGCGGGTTTTTACTGCTGACTTGGAGTGGATTCTTAAACCTAGCAATTTCGCAAAAATCGTAGAGGGGAAATATCATGGCATTTAACGCATTTGGAAAAAAGAAAGACGAACCCATTGATGACGAAAGAAAACTGCTCTGCACAGAGCCTGGGTGCGGGCGTAGGTGGACAGTTGATCTTGGTAGACCAATGTGTTCCTACCACCAATGGAAAGACGATAAACCCGTTGTTTACTCTGAATATGTCGATTTTGGGCAAAGATTCCTTGGTGACAATAAAGGGTGGGCAAAGCGCATCATTGCCAAACAAGAAATGGGATTGCCCGTGAGCAAAATAGCCTTGGAATTTGCTAGGGAGGCTTTGAAATGTCATGGTTGATAAGCAATGCCTTAATGAACTCGCTCTCTTCGCAGGGGCTGGTGGAGGAATACTCGGAGGACACCTCCTTGGATGGAGAACAGTCTGTGCAGTTGAGTGGGAAGCCTATCCAGCAAGCGTTTTGTGCGCCCGACAAAATGACGGTCTTCTCCCGCCTTTCCCGATTTGGGATGACGTTCAAACCTTTGACGGAAAACCTTGGAGAGGCATTGTTGATGTCGTATCGGGAGGCTTTCCTTGCCAGGACATATCAGCCGCTGGAAAAGGAGCAGGAATCGATGGAGAGCGATCAGGAATGTGGGGAGAAATGGCACGGATCGTTCACGAAGTTCGACCACGATACGTCTTCGTGGAAAACTCACCAATGCTCACTAGTCGGGGACTTGGAAGAGTTCTCGGAGACTTGGCCGCAATGGGGTTTGATGCGCGATGGGGAGTGTTGGGAGCGGCAGATGTTGGAGCAAACCATCAGAGGGACAGAATCTGGATTCTTGCTACCAACACCAGACACAGTCAACAGAGACAACAAGAAAGTTTTGTTCAACAGAAATGCGGTAAGTCAGTCTGGGAGAAGTCTGGCAACTTATGCAAGGACATTTCCAAACCAATTTTCGGAAGAAACAAACGATGGTGGTCAACTGAACCCAACGTGGGTAGAGTGGCTAATGGGGTGGCCGCTAGGGTGGACAGACTTAAAGCCATTGGCAACGGACAAGTCCCATTGTGTGCCGCAACAGCCTGGAGAATCCTAAGTGACCAAAAATGAAGCCCACACCATCCTCGACAGAATCAGAGAAGGCTACCCAATGTCCTTACTTGTCACAACTCAAGCCTTACAGCGAACAGGAGACATTTCTTACCTATCTGATAAACCATTACGCACTAATGGCGATGAATCCAGCCACGATAGAGCAATCCCGATTGAGAGCAAGGGAATTGAAAAAGGATTTTCCTACTCTGCCTACCTTGATTGCCCAAAGAATAAAGGAATTCAAGAATGAAATGCCCTAAGTGTCAATCTGACAAGACAATTACGTTAGAAACCACAAAAACCGATGAGACAAACTTTCGTAGGCGAATGTGCAACATCTGCTTTCATACATTCAAAACTCAGGAAATCCTTTATGTCGGCACAATCCCCCGCAAAAAGAGGTTAACCAAACCCGTAGAACAGGAGTTTCAAAAGTCATTCTCTACGGACTTATTAAAGAGGTTTTGGAAATGACTGTGTTTTTGGGGGTTGATCCAGCAAGTGCCACGGGTGCAGTAGGTGTGCTTGATTCTCAGGGTAATTACATCGAATCTTTTATGATTGAGCATCAAGACAAGCACATAAGGGCAATGGTGCTTAAAAACGCCCTTCTGAGGGCAATAGACCCCAAAGAAGGCGGAGAGATAGCAATAGAGATGCTATACAGTCGCCCAAATCAATCATCTAGCGCAATGTGGACATTTGCTCGTGCAGTCGGGGCAATAACGGCAATATGTGAGTTGAGCAATATGCCGTGTCACTTCGTCCGTCCCCAAGTGTGGAAGGGTTTTTATCATATTCACGATAAAGAGGATTCGCTCGACATAGCCCGAATGTTTTGGCCTGAAGCCCCTCTAAAGCGAAAAAAGGACAACAACCTAGCAGAAGCCCTACTCATTGGGGAATACTGGAGACAACAAGTCATGGGGTTAAGAGATGCCAAAACAACTCCAAAATAGACCCAAATATGACGATTTGCATGGGCATTTGTTCAAGTTAACAGAACCCGAACGGCACATTTTGCGGACAATAGGTAAGGGCAGTTACTCCGAAGGCGTAAGAATTTGCATCATGTGGAGCGCACATTTCTACAATTTGGGGCTTAATACTGAAATGGATTTACGTCACATTGGACTGGTGACTGTTTCCAGCACCGACAAGTATCCAAATGAATAGCCCGCAAACGCATTAAAACGGGCTAGAAGGCGATAATTTAGCCTTGCCCTTGATACCCTACATGGAATGGCTTAAACGGGCTTAAAAAGGGCAGAAAAAAACCACCCGAAGGTGGTTGTAAGTAAGTGGTTACTAACTTAAATTATTTCTAATTTAGTTTTCCATTGTTTAGCGGTTTCCTCATCAATTAGCCAAACGGGAGAAAGCCCCATTATGTTTGCCTGAATGTCTGCTTGTTCAAAATTAGAAAATTTACCTAAACAATAAATTTCCCCATCGTCAAAATTTAAACAAAACCATATTTTCATTCTAAAGCCCCTCCTAAAATTGCATCTAATGCCCAAAAAATAGTGTGTTTATCGGGCGTTTTCCCGCTTTTAATCTCATAGGTCACGCAATCGGCAATGTATCGGGAAACCTGCCACAGTTCATCTTCCGTAAGGTTTGCCAAATTGTCGGCATAGTGTTCGTTTATTTCCATATTAACGCCTTTCATTTTCGTTTTAAGATAATTTGTAAGATTAGAGCAAGGGTTGCATAAATCATGCCTCTTCCCTGATATATTCGCCTTGCGTTATTTCCTGAGCAACCATTTCAGAGCAAAGCCATACTACCGAATTGGCAAAACTAGGAAAATGCCCTAAATCGTCAATCACATAATCGGGATAATTGCCCACTTGATCCTTATATTCAGCCAATATATCGTGCAGTTCATGGGCAAATTTTCTATAAATTGCTTCTGTTTCTCGGTAATAAATCATGCCGCCTACACCGCCTGAGCATCCATGATTAGCAATATCTGCCAATTCATTGTGCGAGTAATTTTCAATCAGCCATTGTTTAAACTCATTTTGCATAAAGTAACTCCTATTAACCCTGCGAATTGCAGGCCACAAAACCCCCTTGCAGAGGCTTTGCAGTCTGAAATTAAACGGATTCAGGGGCAGTATTAAAACTGTTTTTAGTGTTTACCCCGTCTGCGTTGTAGGTTTCATCACTATTTTCAACGGGCTTAACAGAAGGTAAATAGCACCATTCAGGCACTTTGGATGCCCCTTGTTCACGCATCGGCATGATGACACCCACAAAACAATCATCCATGTGCGAAAAACTGACAATGCCCGATGAATTTCCCCGATGCATTACTTGCGGGACTTGTCTCTTACCCCAAATTTCCTCAGATGCGTCAACAAAACGGGATAAAAGGTCAATATTGAATGTGCTAACGGCTATTTCCTCAGACTTAAAAACCAAAGGCAACACTCTATCGGTATCGGGAAAACGGGCATCATGTGCTTCAAAACGGCTAATTTGGTTACCGTCTATGCACTCTACGGCTAACCCGTTAACGGTAAAATGTAAATAGTCATCTGAGGTTTTTTTAGTGCCTTTGAGTTTTAGTAACTGCTCAGAGGGTAAAACAATGCTTTTTTTCTCTGAATGGCTTTCAGAATTGATTAGCAGTCTGCCCATAATATGCCCGTCTGTCGCTTCCAAATAAGTGCCACGATTGTCTTGGACTACATGGATGCCTTGCAAGTAATAACGGATGTCTTTTTTAGCCGTTAAGTGCAACATGGCGCGAATATCTTTACGTTTTACATTAAATTTCATAATTGACACCTTTTAAAGTTGAAATGATGCACTATTGCACCCAGTAACCCACGCTTAGGCATGGGCTAGAGGTTGCATTGTCAATAGGTTAAAACATCAAAATATGCAAGGGCTAAGGCTGAAAAGCAAAGGCCAAGCAAGATAGAGGCGAAGAGGTCTAACAATATTTGTTTCATTGATAGCCCCTTAAGATGCTAAGTAGTTAGCGCAACGCTCATGCCTACGGGAATCAAAGCCCCTAGGTTTATTTTGACCTCGCCACAATAAGACATTGATAGAAAAGCCCTTACCAGTTTCAAATTGACGGGTTGAGATTAGTTCAGAATGAACCGATTTCATGCGAGCAATAGCACTATCAAGCGTTCCCTCATAATCTTCACGGTAAACGGTTGACATCGGGTAAGTAGTTACAAAACCCTCCGTAGCCCCCTTTTCAGAGGGTGAAGCGTGAATTGTGAATTTGTAAGTTTTCATAATTGTTTACACCTATTTAAAAAACTGGCCACTCGCCAGCCCGTAGCCCTCGATTAAAAGGGCTAAAGGCTAGGGATTAAAGAGGGATTAAAACTCCCGCATCGCTGTAATCGCCATTTATCTTAACTGTGTGTGGCTTACCCTCAAAGATCACGACATCACCAGTTTTGAGAGGTTTTGATGCGTTTAGGCGGTCACGTTGTGCGATCTCTTCAGCCGTATGACTGCTTTGAAGGATAGAACTGCTTTGCATGATGTAGACCTTACCCTCACGATCATCCTTGAAGATATACCCGTCACGATCGCTTTTAGCCCCGTTATAGCGCGTTATCTCAAAAGTGAACCTTGCACCTAGATCGTCAAAGCCCCTTGATTGTCTTAATTCTTGCATCGTCTTAACTCCTATTGATTGATGATGATTGAGAGAGAATCTAGGTTAGTAACCACTAACTGATTTTTTACCCTCTCCTATATACTGTGAAAGAATCGTGCCAGGCGCGCTAAGTCATTGATTTATAAGACCTAGGAATAACCCTTACAATGGTAAACCCTTACCTATATTATCACTATATGGAATTCCTAACACTTATTTTGTATACAGTTTTTGTATGCAATATTTGTATACGATATCTAGGGTGTCCCTGAGATGGTGCATCAAGCCTATTTAGTTATATTTCATAACTACTTTTAGCCTAGTAGTAACCCTATGCTGTATCTCTATACAGTTACTGGTAAACCCTTATGTATGTGCATACAGTAGTAGAAACCCTATGCTTTTGTATGGGGGGGAGGGGGTAGGCGGTGTGTGGAATATTTGTGGGTACACCCCTCCCACACGAAAAGGTAAATTGGCTTTTTCTTGGTAAACAGTCTGGGATAAGAATGGGAGTGTTCTGATAAATAAACCCCTAACCCACCTAGAGAAGTGGATTAAGGGATTTGTCAGGTAATGTCCTGTCCTTGGTTGCTCATCCAAGGCATATCTACTGGGATTAGGTGTGAGCCACCTCTTGCCTAACAAAGCCCCAGTAGCCACATTACGTTGTTTACTCCGTGTACCGTCACACATCAGAACGGATTGGATTTGCCATCCAAGGCAGTACATCCATAATGCAGTCCTCCTGCTCGGTGGGATTGGCATCCTTCTGTCCCACAATACTTCACTAGCCAGAACGTTTCCGTGGTCTGTCAGGGACTACATCTATCCAAGGCTACGACACCTTGCAGACTCGACTTCCTACCCAACAGTTTGCACATAAGCCGATAGACTCTAGCAAAGACGCAAATGCGTGATAACACTATATCAGGGTTTACCCTATTGTTCAACAAATAAATTTAGTTCATAATATGTGTGCCAAGACGCATGGGGATTGGCTGAATCTCACCAGTTCCAAAAGGATAGGGTGGCGGAAACGTCGGGAACGCCTTACAGTCCCCAGCCGTGTTGGTGAAAGCCGAGTGCTGGCGTGTCACACGGGACCTTAAGTGGCGGTGAGCAAATCTACTAGACACCACCAACAACCAACTTCCCCTTTGTGGACAAAAGATGAATCAAACAAAACCCCGTGGACGACCTAAAGGCTCTTCCAACAAGAAATTCTCCCTTACCAGTTATGCTGATAAGCCTGAACTCATCACCCTTCCAAAGACTGAGACTGCCCAACTCAAAGAACTAAAGAATCTGCTGATAAACAGCGCAGGTACTAGAGTTGTCCACAAGGCGGTGGAAATAGCCCTCAATGACGAACACCCTGCCCAACTAGCCGCTATCAAACTCTGTATGGATCGGATGCTTCCTGTCTCTATGTTTGAAAAAGAAGGAAAACAAAGAAGTGCGGTCACGATCAATATTACGGGTATCGGGGAAGTCAGCCACGCACCTACAATTGACGCAGAAGATGTAGAGGTTAAGGATGAGTGACCTAAATTTCTCCCTTTTGCCTTGGCAACAAGAGGTTTTTACCGATTCCACAAGATTTAAGGTCATTGCCGCTGGTAGACGCTGTGGCAAGTCCAGATTGGCGGCAACCACCCTCTTGATTGAAGCCTTGCGTTGCCCTGCGGGATCGGCTGTCCTATATGTAGCCCCTACCAATGGTCAGGCAAGACAGATTATTTGGGATGTCATCATGGATTTAGGAAGGGAGGTTATCCAAAATGCCCACATCAACAACCAAAACATCACCACCATCAACGGAGCAAGCATCTACGTCCGTGGAGCAGACAGACCAGACACGCTACGTGGAGTTTCACTCACCTATGCAGTCCTCGATGAAGTCGCAGACATCAAGCCCGAAGCGTGGGAACAAGTTATCCGAGCCTCCCTCTCCGATAAAAAAGGAAGAGCCATGTTCATCGGAACGCCCAAGGGAAGAAACTGGTTTTACGATCTGTTTAGACTGGGCGAGAGCGCAGAGGACTCCGACTGGAAGTCTTGGCATTTCACAACAAAAGACAACCCCCTGATCGACCCCACAGAGATCGAATCTGCCAAGAAAACCCTCTCTACCTTTGCTTTCAAGCAAGAGTACATGGCTTCTTTCACCAATGCTGGTAGCGACATTTTCAAGGAAGAATGGATCAAATACGGGGAAGAACCCCAACAAGGCAGTTACTACATAGCGATTGACTTAGCAGGGTTTGAGGAAGTGGCAAAACAAGCGGGGAACGCTAAGAAACGCCTAGATGAGTCGGCTATCTCTGTGGTGAAAGTAACGGAAGATGGCAAGTGGTGGGTAAAAGAGATCATTCACGGTAGGTGGGACATCCGTGAGACTGCCGCAAAGATACTAATGGCAATGCGAGACTACCGACCTTTGGCGGTGGGAATTGAGCGTGGAGCATTAAAAAATGCAGTTTTGCCGTATTTGAGTGACTTAATGCGTAAAAATAATGTATATTCGCACATAGTTGACTTGACGCATGGCAACAGGAAAAAGGCTGACCGAATTATTTGGAGTCTCCAAGGGCGTTTTGAGCATGGGCGCATCATCTTGAATCAGGATGAAGATTGGGATGTCTTTCTTGACCAACTCTTATTGTTCCCTGCACAAGGTGTCCACGATGATTTGCCTGACTCATTGAGTTATCTTGACCAATTAGCAGTTACCTCCTACTTTGAGGGAGATGAAGACGAAGATTGGCAACCGATTGACATAATTGCTGGAGTCTGACATGGCAGATGAAATGGAACAAAACGACTTTGTAGAACCCACAGAATCAGACAAAGAATTAGTCTCTTTCGTGGTTGACCATTGTGACCGCTGGCGTGATTACCGAGACAGCAACTACCTAGACGCTTGGACAGAATATGAGCGCATCTTCCGTGGAGAGTGGGCTGAACAAGACGCTACACGGGAATCTGAGAGAAGTCGGCTGATCACGCCAGGCACTCAACAAGCCGTAGAAACCCGTCACGCAGAGATTATGGAAGCAATCTTTGGTCAAGGCGAGTTCTTTGACATCAAAGACGATATCCAAGACTTAGACGGCAATCCCCTAGATGTTGGCGCACTCAAAGCGCAACTTATGGAAGACTTTGCCAAAGACAAGGTAAGGAAATCTATCGATCAAGCGGTTTTGATGGGTGAAATCTATGGTATTGGCATAGGTGAAATCATTGTCAAGACAGAAAAAGAGTTTTACCCTGCTACTCAGCCAATTATGGGGATGCCCACACAAGCGG